TTAGCCAGCGTCAGGAAGGCCATCCTTACTCCGCGCAGGAAAGTATTTATAGATGGTTTTTTCTGACACGCCGACGACATTCGCCACCTGAAGGCGCGTTGCCCCTGTCGCTAACATCGCCTCGGCCCGACAAAGCACATCTTGCGTCATCAGCCGTTTTCGCCCGCCGATACGACCCTGCAACCGAGCGGCATCGAGGCCAGCCCGCGTGCGTTCGACAATCAGTTCCCGTTCCATCTCCGCCAGTGCACTCATCACATGAAAGAAGAAACGACCCGCGGGGGTAGAAGTATCAATACTATCCGTCAGGCTGCGAAAATGGATGCCTTTCGCCTGTAATGCAGATACCAGCTCAATCAAATCACGCACGCTGCGCCCTAGCCTGTCCAGCTTCCACACCATCAGCGTATCACCACGCCGTAACCGCCTGATCGCCCTTTTTAAACCTGGTCGCTGTGCATTCTTCCCACTGGCGGTATCCTCAAAAATCAGCTCACATTCTGCGCGAATCAGCGCTTTTTTCTGTAAATCTGTATTTTGATCGGTAGTAGACACACGCGCATAGCCAATCAGCATTACATAACCTCATGAAATAATTGATTGTATTTTTATTATCTTGTTCTCGCAAACCTCGGTTTTAAAGAAGTCACTGAAACGGGGGCGGGAACGGGATATTACTGGCGAAAATACGCAGATACGATGATAGAACTTTTCGCCAACGAAGAAGTTGTAATGGGGTCGAATAAAAACGTTGTATTTCCTGTTAATATTAATGAGGTTATTTTTATCACTGTAAGCGATATCGGGGGGTATAATGGTCCAAATGCGTATACGCTACGAGTTTCTAATGTAACAAACACCGGATTTTTAATTTCATGGGATAGGTTTAATGAGAATGGCATTTGGAATAAGAAAAAAATTCACTACCATATAATCGCTAAGCTCGTATAAATTGTGGCCCTATTGGGCCACTTTGCATATTGAATGTAAAATTTAATAATTTTTATTTTAAATCATAAACGATAATAGTTGCCATATCCGTATCACGAGGTGAGACAATATCTGTGTCTGCGATAGAAAATGAAACTATATCTTTTCCCAACATAGTAGCGCTAATTGACGTGGGTTGATTATCTGCCCCGATAGTGACCGAATCTAATGAGTCGTCAAAATCATAATGTGATGAATATGCCGAGGAAACTATAGGTGCATTTTTTACTGAAACAGGTTTATTAAGAGTCATATAGTACGAATTATATGATGTACCCGATGTACTTACATGCCCCATCCATGAGCAGCCGATTTCGCGATACACAAATCCGGCCACCCTAAATACTTTGCTACTTCCAATATCCAATCCATGATTTTGATAATAAATTCTAACAGTTGCCAGATTATTATTTCCTACAGAGAATGCTATTGACGTAACAATAAATTTCCCAACAGGATTGAAACGACTAGTCCCTTTTCCGGGTATAATGGTTGAGTTATCATCCAAAATAAATAAACGAGTTTTATCTATTTCAACAAAACGTCCATGCGATTTTATTTCGAAACTTACTTCAAGGGTATCATTACTAATTGCTTTGAAATTTGACCTTTGAATTAAATGCGATGAAAATTGCAGCAATGCAACAGGTATCAAATTAAATTCACCCAAACCGAGGTTTGCGGGAGTTAATGTAATATCCATCGAACCGTCAAATGCAACACCATTAATCTTCCTTGGTGTCGCTAACTTCGTCGCCGCAACGGCAATTCCGTTTGTGGGTAATGCCCCAACATCCGTCGCTGTTAACGCAATGTCTGCTGTTAATGCTTTTCCATTCACTTTACGTCCTGAAGGTACACGTCCATTGGCGTTGGTGTTCGCACTGCTTGCTGCTGTTGCTGCGTTATTAGCCGCCGTAGTTGCTGTCTCAACACGGGTGTCGGTTTCCGCTTTGGTATAAGCCCCCACATCCCCTGCGCTCAGAGCGATATCGGCCGTTAACTCTTTACCGTTGACTTTACGCGCAGACGGTACACGTCCATTAGCATTGGTGTTCGCACTGGTTGCTGCTGTTGCTGCGTTATTAGCCGCCGTAGTTGCTGTCGCAACACGGGTATCGGTTTCCGCTTTGGTATAAGCCCCCACATCCCCTGCGCTCAGAGCGATATCGGACGTTAACTCTTTACCGTTGACTTTACGCGCAGACGGTACACGTCCATTAGCATTGGTATTCGCATTGGCTGCTGAAGTTGCTGCGTTATTAGCCGCTGTAGTGGCAGCCGCAACGCGAGTGTCTGTCTCAGCTTTAGTATAAGATCCCACGTCAGCCGCAGTCGGTTTATTATTCGGGCTATAAACACGCTGACCTTTTTCGTTGAGTAATCCAGTAACATTTAGGTCATGACCAACGGTCATATCTCCCGTCGCCAGATTAATATCAAATGGGCGCAACGTATTATAGTTCCCCGCTTTATCACCTTTGTTCGTCAATAAGAGGTAAAAACGGTTACCGTCATTACGCATGATGACACCATAGTCACCATAAATTAGGCGTAATGCATTAGTCGTGGATAGCAACAATTCTCCTGTCAGCGTACCACCTGACAATGATAACTTTTTAGCCAGCCCATCCAGCACCGTAGCCGAAAAGTTCGGATCGTTACCAATCGCCTTCGCCAATTCCTGCAATGTATCCAATGCCGCAGGTGCACCATTCACCAACGCCGCCGCAACAGACTTCACAAACGCCGTAGTAGCAACCTGCTGACTATTGCTGTCGGTTGCAGGCGTTGGCGCTTTCGGCGCGCCGGTGAAGGTCGGGTTTCGCCTTCGGCGCATATTGCGTATGCGGATCGGCGGCGGCGGCGTGCGTCGCCAGATCGCTGCCCGTTTTTTCCTGCTCTTTTTTCAAATAGCTGGTACGACTGGCCAATTCTTTAGCCTGTCGGTTTGAAACACCGTCCGGTCCACCCACGACCGGATCCGACGTTTCGATTTGGTAAATGCCGTCAACCCATTGTGGGTTCTCTGACAAATTCGCCATGTTTAAGCGCTCCCATGATTGTAGTTACTGTCGTATATCGCCGTCCGGTTGTAGCGGATAGGCACTTCCCAATATTCGATACTGGCCAAGTGGCACCGTGCCGGGGCAAACATCCCAATGGCATTGCGCAGCATCCTGGCCTGATCGTTGGTAATCGGTTGTTTTAGCAACACGCGATAGACCGCCCACGCTGCTTTATCGCCGTGCACATAAAGGTTGTTGTAAGTGGTTTCACCGTCGTAACTCAGCCGACCGATGTTCTCGATCAACGTGCTCTCGCCGAAGCCGAAACGACGGATGATCTCTTTAATGCTCCAGGGCGTACCTTTGCTGCGATGCAGATCGATAGCGGCCTTGATCAACGCACGTTTAGAGTCATCCGATTCCGCCAGTTCCCAGCCGTCACCAAACAACGAGAACTGTTCTGCCAGCCAGGGCAACGCGCTGCTATCGGCAATATCAATCAAATAAACCAGCAAAGCATTCAGATCGATGTCATCAAAGCGGTCGGCCAATTCCGCCAGCGAACGAAAACTGGCGTCAGCCGCCAACGGCGGTGGCAGCAGTTGTAGTGAATCAGCCATTCGACACCCCGACGACGCTGACATTGATGCCCGTACAGTTCGCCCATTCACTGTCATCAAGCACCATCAATGACGGCGAAACGAGTTCCACCTGATACACGCCGGGGATGGAAAGCGTGGCGATAATCTGGCTTGGGACAATGTCACGCCCCAGCGTGGCGGTGCGGGTTTCAACCCAGGCCTGTACCGCTTTTTCTGCAGTGGCCTGAACGACGCCAGCCTGTTCGCCGTTAAATAGCGTCAATTTGGCGCTGATGGCGTAATCCACCCGTGTGGGGGATTTGGCGGAAACAAAATCCGTCAGTGGACGCACCTGTTCGTCGGAGCAAAAACTTTCCACCAGCGAGAGCATGCTGCTGTCCGGCAGGCCAGTGCTGAGCAACGGATACAGCACCACTTCGCCTGGTTCGGGCGACATCACCGCGACATCAACAATGTTTTGGTGTGCTCGCATTGCATGGAAGCGATACGCCAGTTTCGATCCCGCCGTACTGAACGATTCCGGTGCCAGTTGAACACGTTCACGCAGGCGATCGTCATCTTCCTCGGCGGAACCACCGCTGCTCTTGGTGATATTGACGACGCTTAAATCACTGTCGCCAATCTCATCCAGCAGAGTACTGATCTGAGCAGGCAGCCAGTCATTGCCCACATCGCCACTTTCGGTACAGGTCGCCAGCACGGTGACCCCGCTGCCGCTCGCTCTCAGCAGCGCATCGCTGTCGGTGGTGAAAATCACGCTGTCTGATGCACTAACGCGAGTGCCCGCAGGAATCAGCAGATCGCTGACTAACGGCGTTTCAGGGGTAAAGCGAAGTTCTGCACGCGCTGGCTGCGCCGCCAAACGGTAGACGCCAACCAGTTTCTGCCAGATAATCCAGCATCGGTGCACGAGCAAACGCAACCAGGTTCTGCTTGGCGGCTTCCTGGACCGCACTACGCAATAAAGTTTCCCGGTAAGCAAAGAGGTTGATCAGCAGGCGTTCGGCCTGCGCCGGATAGAGTGTTTTCCCCGAATCAGCTTCATATTTCGCGATCATTTCAGCGGTAATCTTCGCCGCATCGCGTTCAATAAAATTGGGTTCTGTCAGCGCCATAACAACTCCGTGGTCTGTGTCGCGCCATTAGCGGTCTTCCAGCTAACGTGCAGCGTCAGGTGAGCCCCATTCACAGAAGGTTTAACCGCCAGTAGCTGGCAGCGAGGTTCCCATCGTTTGATCGCTTCTACCGATTCCCTGACGACATGCGGGATCGCACGATCGATCGGATAATCGAGATACAGATGTAGATTGCTACCAAAGTCAGGCCGATGTGGGTCGCTGCCGCAGGGTGTCCGCAGGATGATGTGAATCGCCTGCATGATATCTGCCGTTCCTTCGACGATGTCGCCGGGACGTTGCAGCGCCGGTTGCCAAAAAACAGATTGAGTTTTCATAGGGGGCTATTGTCGCCCCCTATGAGAGGAAGGAATATTAAAGCGGTTTAGGGAAACGTTAGTGCGAGTGGTGATTAGAGTTGCCGCCAGCATCCATGACGCTGCCGCTAGCGCTGACGTTGCCGGAGATACTGACATTACCATTGAGGTTGGCACCGCCGGAACCGGACATCCCGCTCTCGTAGGTGAGTTGCCCTTGCACCAGCAGCTTGCCCGTCACCGTCGTTTCTGGCGCATTAATAGTGACACGCTGAGCGTTAACCACCACGTCAGCACCGCTGCTAATCGCAATATGCTGCACGCCGCCGTTGATCGTTAACGTATGCGTCCGGCGATCGTATTCAATATGCGCGCCGTCAGCGAACGTTACCGCCCTTTTGTCCTTATCTGCCAGCGTTGGTACATCAGCAGCGGAGTAAATTGCCCCCAACACCAGGCCATCCTCGCCGTTGCCGTCCAGCAGAACTTCGACCTGCTCGCCAATATCCGGCAACCAATAATCCTTATTATTCTGCGTATTGCGCTGTAATACCGGCAACCAGGCCGTACGCAGATTGTCGCACTCGGGTAGACGAACGCGCACCATCACGCGAACCTCATCTACCGCACTGATCGTGCCAATTCGACGAGATAAACTCATAAACCTATATCCTTTTTACTCTTGACCGTCTGTGTTGTCTGGCTGCCATCCGGGTGGTAAGTCACCAGCGTTTTTCCGCCGTCCGATTTCCGCTTGCCCGCCGTAATTGGCCCGCGAATCAACCCAATCTCCGTGGTGTAGCCACTGCCACGTTCCAGAGCATGGCGAGCCGATTCGATCAACCAATGGCCAGAAAGTTGGCCGAACGACAGCAGTTCAACTTTATTCCCCGCAGCCAACTGCGGGCTGCCCATCAATGTCATCGACCCCTTTTGTTGCTTTTCGTTGTGCGCATCCAATGCAGCATCCGTTTTCATCCTCGCTCCAGAAGCATCCGCCGCGCGCACGTTAACTTTCAATGTATCCGCACTGGTCTCAGCACCAGCAGACTTCATTTCGTTGTTCGCGCCACCGTTGGCTTCATAAACCATCAGTTTCTTTTCACTCCCTTTCTGATACTTCGTCTTGGCATTTTTATAGACGTGGCTGATCGTGTCGCTCAGTGAAAAACGCGCGACGTCCGTTGGCTTAATTTGTCGAACAGACGCCTGATTGCGCAGCGTCGCCAGATGGGAAAAAATCAGCTGGTCGCTGACCACCTTCACGACATAGCCATATTCACTGGCGAGCCGCTTTAGAAAAGCGACATCGGTTTCCGCATATTGCGTAACGCGATCGATCTTGATGATTTGAATCTTCCCTACCAGCATCAACTGATGCTTTTTCGCGATACGTGTCGCAATCGCGGCTAACGTTGTATCTTCAAAACCGCGGTTTGATTTGGTTCTCAATGCACGATTGACCGATGTCGCGACGCCGCGAATCATTACTTCGCTAGGCGGTGAACTCACCTCAATTTCATCAATCGAGAAAGTGCCGCAGTCAAACAGCATTTCACCGAGATACCCTAGCTTGAGCGATAACGTATCGCCCGTACCGGGATACCACTTATCCATCCAGCGGCCATCAGTATCATCGAGCCTGACCTCGATCGAATCCGATTCATTCTTGATGCTATCGGTATACGTCACGCTTGTGACATACGGTGCGATATCATTGGTGATATCTTTTTGCTGATACCACAGGGTGAACGCCGGTTGCAGTACTTCCGACACTGCGGGAGAGATCAGCTTGAATTCTTCCGTTAACGCAACCATGGTGGGGTGTCCTCCGCTTTACTGGCCTCAGCCTGTTCAATAATCGGAATCAGCACCACCACACCCGATGGCAACAGCGGCACGATGGGGATATGCGGGTTAGCCGCAATGATCCGCGGATAGCCAAGCGGATCGCCGTAATACAGGTAGGACAAGGTATCCCAGCGTTCGCCCTGTGTAGTGATATGTTCAAGGTGCATATGCTTCAACCCTCTTCACGATTTCCGCCGTCAGTTTGCTCAGCGCAGGTTCAGCGCCTTTAAATGTGTCGCTCGCGGCATCAACATGTTTGCTGATGGCTTCCAGCTTCTCGATAACATTTTTGCTGTCGACGTCCTGCAACAAGGTGGCAACTTGCTTGACCTGTTTCAGCATTTCATTCGCCGCTTTATTAACCGCTGTAATTTCAGGCATCATCTTCTCTGCCTGAACCGCCGTATCAGATATGGCCTCTGCCGCTTTTTTAAACGCCGGTTCCACCTGACTTAACGGCGTCAATACATTCCCGACTTGCGTTAGCAGTCCGGGAATTTGCAACAGCGCAGTTTCGGGATTGTTCTTCATCCGTTTTACAATCTGAATGGTGGTTCTCACCGCCTTAACGGCTGAATGTGCCTTCTTGGCATACGTGACAGCCGTGCGTAGTGAAGCTGAAAAATTGCTCACTTTCTGGACCGCCTTGGTGATGGCGCTAACATTAGGAACAGGCGTCTCTATCGCAGGAGGCTTGAGCGGATTTTTCGGATCGCCAATGTATTCTCGCAGCGTTAGCGCGGCATTCATGGCCAATACGTTACCCTTCGCGTCGGTATGCTGGCTGGTCGAGGTCAGTGCCGTAATCACAAACCAGCCGCGATAATCCCCATTACCGAAGACTAACGCCATTGCCTGATGCGCCCGCATCGCCTCAGTCAACCGCTTCAGCTCCACATCCGGCGTACAGTACTGCTTGTGAAACACGAGACTAATAGTAATCTCGTCCAGCTTCGCACCGATGAACTGCAGACCGGGTTTACCTTCAATGCGGCCATGCTCAGCATAATCTGCGCCGAATGACGTATTGAAGCCGTCCCAGTAGGCGGTCACTTTAAATTCAATATTTCCTAATACCGCAAACATCAGGCGTACCCCCTGCGCTCACGCTGGGTGAGCAGCTTGTTCAACATATTTTCCAGTTCATTCATGCTAAGCGTCAGCGTCTTCGTCATTTCAGGCGTTGGCGCTGCCTTCTGGCCGTTGAGATAAATGGTGGGTGAGAAAGCAACCTGAACACGTTCGGAAGGGGCTGCGGTGACTAACTTACCTTTTGCTCCACCGACAGTGGGTGTCAGTGCAACACGCTGTTGCGGGGTTGACACAGTGCTCTCAGCGTTAGGTGATTCAATACGCGGTGTCGGATCTAGCGACAGTGCAGAGACGGGAGTTGGGGCCAAAACGGCTGCCGCCTGATTGTTATTAGCGATTAACTCTTCGCTGGGACCAGAACTAAAGAAATTTTTGATGCCATCAGGAATAGCGTTACTGACGGTTTCCATCGGAGAATTGAAAAAATTGCTGATTTTTGATACACATTGGTTCCAAAGTTCGGCAATCTGGTCGGAATATTTGTAAATCAAAGCACCTATTCCAACTATTGCGGCAACTACCCCAACGACCGCGGCAACCACCCAACCCACTGGCGTCGTCAGCATCGTCATTACTGCCCCGATTGCCATCATTGCAACACGACGCCACACGATGCTAAATATGCGTCCTAATAATGTCCCTGCACGGCTACCCAGCCCGCTTAGCGCCGATCGAATGCCCCGCCATAAACCCTTCAGATTTAGCTCTGTTTTAAGCCACTGCCAACCCCGTAAAATGCCGTCTTTGAATTCCTGAAACGAAGATAACAGCGTGCTAACCCCCTGCTTCACGCCACTCACCGCTTTCCCGAACATAAAGAGACCCGCAATGGTCACCACAATTCCACGAACCAGTTCAGGGTTCTCGGCTGTCCAGGTCACCAACTGCTCCAAAATGGGGATCAACGCATCACTCAAGGAAACCAATACCGGCACCAACGCTTCACCTACGTTGAGCGCAATATTCAGCAATGACGTTGTCATTTTCTGCCAGCGTCCGGTCAATGTGTCATTTTTTTGGGCAAAATCGATATTCAACGTTTGGGTTGCGGCGGGGCTGTTCATCACCTGCTGGTTAGATTGATAGCTCGCCCAGTTTTGTTTCATCGACAGCGCATGATTGACGGCTTCTGGCGTACGGAATACCTCCTGCAATCCATAACGCTGCATTAAATTTTGCTGCGCCCCCACATTTCCCGTATTGCTGGCCATCTCCCACTGTTTCCTAAATTGGCTACCCTTACTGTCGATAAGCTCAGTACCAACCAGAACCGAAGCGTCGTACTGTGAATATCCACCTTTCATGTAGCTTTTCAGTGATGCGTTATAATCCATGCCTGCGTTGTAGTAACTGTCGGCAATGTCCGTTCGCCCCATGGCATTCATAAAGCTCCCCAGCCGTGCAGCTGTGTTCGCTTCCGTATCCGCACCTTTTGTCGCGCTCAAACTGGAAACCAATTGGCTCAGCGCCTGATTACCCGTCGCCCCCATCGCCGTAAACCCTGGGGCCAGCTCGGTCGCGTATTGCGTCATCGATGCCATAGAGAAACCCTGCTTGGTGCCCGCCAACATTCGGGAGAAGGATTCTTCCAGTGCCTTCGCGCCTTTCAGGTTAAACACGTCATCAAGCGTGGTCGCGAGCGCGGTAAGATCGGACAACGCCGCGCCGGATGCCGTTGAGGTTTTCCCCAACACTGCCGCAACATCCGTTGCCTGCTGCTGCGACATTCTGTTATCAAGCAGTTGTCCGGCACTGCTGAGCAACGCATCCGGCGTTTGGTTCACCTGTTGAGAATATTGACGCAGGCGCTGCCCCATCTCTTTTTCTTGCTCGCTCGACATCCCATGTGCAACGCTGATATCACGCAATTGCGCCTCAAATGACGCATAGTGTGTGACAGACGCCACAATAGGTGCCATCACTGAACCAAATGTCTCCTTTATTTCCTGGAAACCTTTGATGCGTTCGGCATGGCTCTCACTTAGTGTTTCCTGACGTGGCTGACTGCTCGCCAGCCGCTCCTGATTGATTTCCAGTTCAAGGAGCGACTGATTTAATTGGGATACAGTTTGTGTGCAAACAGCACCAAAACGCTCCAACGACCGGTTTAACTGAGACACAGTTTGCGTGCTAATAGCGCCAAAGCGCTCCAGCGACTGATTAAACTGCCGCTGCCGCTCCTGCGCTTGTTTGAGGCTATCGCTAAGTGACTGCAGCGATTTTTTTGTGTCATCCAGCGTGGCGCCAAACGCCCTGCCCAGCATGACACCGTTTAAAAGCATATCCACGGTTCACTCTCATTCAGAAAAGCCCCTTGTGGGGCGGATCGGAGACGGCGGCTTGCGCCGCTCCAGCTTGGTATCCCCATCACAAACCGGGGATAAAACGAGGAAAAGGACGGGTGATAAGCGGGAGAAGAAGACAGGTGGTGAGGGAGAAAACGACCAGCGTCCTATCGCTGGCCGGGTTAGGGTGGATGGTGGACTCAGTAATCCTGTCAGTTATCAGTCTTCCTCACCGTTCTCACGTTTTATCTGTTCGCTGGCTTCATCCAGCCAGCGTTCAAAGTCGTCCAATTCCAGCGCATCAATCTCACTCGGCTGAAAGCGAAACCACCTCGCCAGCAGGGCTTGCGCTTTCCACAGCAGCGCCGGCTGCGTTATCCAACCCAAGTAACTGCTGAAATCGTTTTTGCAGCGCCATGTAGTCCTGCGCGTCCATCTCATCGATGTCTTCCGGCACCAGACCGGTCATGCGCGACAGCAGCGCGTCATCCCAGTTGCTTGGGTCATCGCTGATTTTTTTCACCGCTTTGATGTCTTTGACTTTCAGACGCTTGAGCGAAATGGATTCCACGCGTTGACCGGCAGAGGTGGTGTAAGGGAATTGCAGAGAATAGGTTTCAGTGTGCATAACGGCTCCTTAGTAAATGTCGGGAGCAGTATCGCGTGCGGCGAGGAATAACGATTTTAAAGTGAATTAGAAAACGAAAGGGGCGGGAATAAGAAAGGGGCCGAAGCCCCTTAAAGATTGATAATGAATATCAAATGATCATGAAATTAATTATGACTATTCGTAATCAGCCAACTCCGCTTCAACAAAAAATTGAACGACACAGTCACTCAATGGATAAGAGGTATCAGTCAAAAAAAATCCAGCAGCTTTCTGCTTCTCATTCAAAAATGAACCATCACGCTGATCCACCTTACCAGAGAGTAAACGAGCCGCAGATGATGAATCTGCACCAGAACGGCTACTATACGGCAGATTTATACCCGCCTTTTCTCCCGCATCTAAAATGTATTCATCGTCACTGCACGGAAATTGAAACTGCTTTTCAAAATCAATAATAGAATAGATAGCCATAATAACCTCACTGATTGATATAAACGCCCGCCCCACTGGCGGGCTTGGAAGATAAATTAACCGCCGATATTGGCGCGGTAGCTGTTCAGTTGATCCACGCCGCCCACCATGAAGATGTTGGACATATAATCCAGCTCCAGCAGGTCTTCACCGTTCATCACCTGCTTGATGTAGGTGCAGTTGAACGCGCTGCTGAAATCCGGGTTTTCGTGCTGTTTGAACGTCCCCAGCGGATTCTTTTTGAACATGATGGTCATGTACGTCACCAACGGCACTTCTTCGATACGACCTTGAGAGCCGTAGCGTTCCACGCTGGAGCGACACTGCAGTGCCAACGATTGGTACGGATTCGCCGCTGCCAGCATCGCTTCACGGTAGAAGGAGTTCCATTTGATCTCGCCTTCCAGCTTATCGAAGCCCGCAGGCAGTTCGATCTTGCCTACCATGCCCAGCGCCTTGTGCTCCTGCATGATCATGGAGACATCCGGCAGTTTGATTTCCTGCGCACGCCCCAGCAGGTTGGTGCCGTTGATATAGATGTTGGCGTTAGTAATACGGTTTACTTCAATTTTCCCGGCCATCAGTTAGTGCCCTCCAGCGTTACCAGGTATTCCGAGGTGATCTCCGTCTCAAAGGTCAGACGCTCAAGCGGCGGCGGCGGAGTGAATTTGTAGTTAAGCAACAGGTGTCCTGCCGCCAGTTTCGGTTTGCTCGTTACGCGCAGCATCGAACCAGCACTTGAAGCCCAGCAGTGCGCCGTCACCGATCAGCTTGCGGCCGTAGGCGTTGACAGATTCCACCAACGCGTCGATCAGCGCCTGATTGATCGGCATGTCGATGTACTGCTGGCTGAAATAGCGAATGGATTCGTTAATCACATCGCCAGTACGACGCACGTTTTCGAAGTTCTTCATGTGCGTCACGGTTGGCCAGGCAGCGGTGCGATTGCCCCACAGGCGCAGGCCGGAGCCATAGCTGTTGAAAATGGTGCTGATGCCCTGCTCGTTCAGCAGGTTCACTTCACTCTGCGGATCGTCGATCATCGCGGACAGCTGGCGCTCTACGCCGGTGATCCCTTTGATTTCCTGATTGGATGACGACCACCAGAAGCCTTTCTCCAGATCGACTTTGGCACGCAGACCCGCGGCACGCGCCGACAGCGGCTCCAGACGTTCGCTGTTGGTTTCCGCGTCGTACACTTTTACGTGCGGATAGCACAGACGAGCGCGTTCAGAGCTGGTGTTGAAGTTGATCGTGCCTTCCGGGCCACGGCCGCTCAGTGCCTGCGCAAACGTGGTACCGACTGGCGCATCGATATAAGCAATCGCGCCCAGTTTGTCGGCCAGCGAGATCAACTCGGTCGTTACGCTATTTTGCGTACAGAACACCGGTGAAATCAGAATCTTGGCAAAGAAGCCGTACAGGTTGTAGGTATCGTTCAGCAGCTTCATACCGGTGCGTTTGCCCGCGGCGTTGATGCTGCCGATGATGTCGGCGGCAGTCACTTTCGTGACATCAGCAAAGTCATAAGACGCGCTAACTACGGCAGCAACATCAATATTTTTACCCAGATTTTTCAGGACGCCGGTTTGCGCATCCAGCGTATAGTCCTGACCTTCGATAAACGGCTGACCGCCTTCTGCCGCCGTCAGCACCAGCTTGGCAACCACACGGTTTACCAGTTGTGCCGTGCCAGTCACTTTGTCAAAGGTGACTTTTTCTGCGCTCACAGACGACTTGTGTTTCGCCGGATCCAGCACGTTAATGACCAGAACCGTACCCGCACCATGATCGTAAATCGCATCCAGCGCCTGCGGGATGGTATAGCCGCCGAACTGGCTACCAAACTGTGCTGCGTCTTTTTCGGACAGGCACAGCGTAATGTCATTTACCGCACCCTGCGGCGCCGTACCAATCAGCCCAATCACCGCAGATTTGACGGTTTTCACCGGACGAGCACCGGTTTCAACTTCAATTGTTTCTACACCATGTAAATAATTAGCGGCCAAGGGTCACCTCCGTTGCGCTATCAGCCAGAATCTGATCCGCGACAGGCAGCAAATAGCCCAGCGCGACCAGCGTTTTCACGTACTCATGATCTGCCGGCAGTTCAGTCACCTGAGCGGGCCAAAGCAGAATTTCCTGACCATCTGCCAGCGTGACGCCGCTGGCGGGGCCGGTGTAGCGGTATTTCATGCGTCTTTCTCCTCATAATTAACCGTGGTAAGCAGCGGACCATCCGTCTGCTCGCGGTCTTCGATAAAAAGGGTTTCTGTGGTGCAATCGATGGCGTAATGCCAGCGTCCTTCGGTGTGACCAACGTAACGGTCACGTACTAGCCGAATACCGCGATGACAGTCAGGCAGTCGGTATCCTCCCAGCGCCTGACGGACGGTATCGAGTGTGGCCAGTACGCCGTCTTCGCCATCCAGTTCCGGTAACAGCACGGCAACCATCAGCTGTGGTCGCTGCGTCTGAACCGGAGAATCCACATCTTCCGGTGCGGAAAATTCGGAACCGCGATACCCCACCAGCACATCGCCAACAGTCAGAAGGTCTGACCCGATCAGAATGTTTTCTGGACAGGACGCAATCCGCCGTGCCGGTAAGTGCTGTTGGAGGCGGGCTATCACCGCATCGATAATTGGTCTGGTATTCATATCCGTTCATCCACTGTGTTGATGGCACACTGTTTTGGTGGCGCATCGTGTTGATGGCGCTAGTATCCGGATAAGGGTTGGCTGCGGCTTTTAATCTGTTTTAGAAAAAACAGCGAAGTGATTTATTTGATAAAACACGACTAATACACTGAATAATAAAAATTATTTCGATAAAAAAAACGCCAGCACAACCGTGCTGGCGTAAAGGAATATGACAATATCGATAACGTGCAAAGACAGAAAAGAAACCAATGCAATGGGATTACCGATCCCAATATTTTTCCGGCCGGGCGATGCCAACCATACAATCAACCGCATATTCCACGACATCTATACCAAGGCGGGTAAGATTCGCCAACCAGACGCCGCCTACCTCTTTGGTCAATACGGCCATCTTGCGATCGGCCAGATAATCCAGTGCATGACGCAGCTCCGGCTCTGAAGCATCGGCATACAGCCGCTGCATCAGCGCTAGCAGGAACATTTCATTCGCGGTGTAAGGCCGCGTTTTATTTAATGCGATGAGCAAGTGCCAACGCATCGATTCCTGTCGGATACGCTGCGTATCAGCCATGATTGCCTCCCGAATACCGCTGCTGCACCAATTCCAGCTTGTTATAAAGCGCATCCAGTTTGGCTTCGATGACCGTCTGACCACGGATGTAATCCTCACGTCTTACATAAACCAGTGGTAAATCGGCGCGGAATTCCAGAAATTCACGCTCCAGCCGCGTCCATCCCTGCTCGCTCTTCTGGCGAGCATTCTCCAGGGCGGCGAAACGCTCGTTCAGCCGCTTTTCAATCTGCGTGAGCAAAATCCGACCAGCGGCAAACAGGAAGCTCATAAACGACAGCAACAGGCCGACCAACGACCAGAATTCCACTTCAATCTTCACGTGTTACCTCCCCTGCCTGTTGTAACGTTTCGATGTAATCCAGCAGCGCGTTAACCTGCGCACTCAGCGCTTGATAGCGCTCTCCGTTGTCGCTGATGTTGGCGAGAATGTCGCGCTGGGAGACGCCTGAAAGTTGTAATTCGGCGTCAGCGGTTGTGCCGCTGTTGGACGCTGTGACAGTGCGGCGGGCAGCGGCGGTAGTGTCTGAAGCACTGTTGGCGGACAGACCGAAAGCGGCGTTGTAGTGCTGCACGAAGCCACGAGTAAACACGCACTGCACAGGCTGAACTTTGCCTTTTTCGTCAATGTATTGCTGAGTAACATGGTCAATTTTCCGTTGTAGAGCGGCGTTATCCGCCGCCAGTTTTTGACGCGCTGCGACATAGCGCTGTTCGAGTTGATTTCCACGCTCTACCTGTTGCTGGTATTGCTCCGCCGCCGCACGTAGTAGCTGGTTCTGGGTTTCGGCCTGCTGCTGCTGTAGCAAATTGAATGCCGCCTGCTGTTTCGCCAGCGCGGCATCCCCCAGTGCCTGCGCCAGTTGATAACCCTGATTACGACCGGTCAGATAGACCGCGAGTAGCAACACAACGGCAAGCAGGACGGCGACCATACGTGGCGAAAGAAAGGATTTCAGACTATTGATAAACAGACTATTCCACACAGCTCGCCCTCCCCCAGCTCAAATACCGTGGCGCCAACTGATGCAAAATACGATCGGGGTAATGGCGGTTTTCACGCCAGTTGGCGGCACTGCGTCCGGCATTGACGGTTTCCACATGATCGAACCAGCGGAGTATGTCCTTCTCAGCGATCTTCGCGCGTTGCTTATCACGCTGTAACCAGCCAAGCCCGCCGTTGTAGGACGATAAGGTCATTGCCATACGTTCGCAGTCGTTGCTGGCACTGATTCGCGTCCACAGCCAGCGATCGTAGCCCGTCAGAGCACGAATAGCCCAGGCAGGATTAAACGGTTGATTAGCGCGAAGTTCAGGAACGATACCGCTAAACCAGTCGGCGGTGGTCGGCATAAACTGCGCCAGCCCCTGTGCACCGACGGGTGAAACGGCCCGAGGATTCCAACCGCTTTCCTGATGCAACTGCGCCGCAAAGTCAGCAATCGGGGCATTCATGCCCCAATCCAATCGTGCGCTGCGGATCACATCACTGCGATACGCCTGCGCAGCACGAGGGATCGTGTCGGCGCAGACCATCGCGCTAAAAAGCATCGGGCTAAGAAACAGCGTGATGAGAAGGTGTCGCATATCACAGCCCCATCGCTACGCCGATGCAAACGGCTGACACAATCAGCGCACGCCGTAACATCGCGGCGGCAAATACGGTGTGGTGGCCGTCACGAACCGGGAAACGTCCCCGCGGTACAGGTTCATCGCCTTGTTCGAGGAACAGACCGGGACGCGCTTTAGGAAACAGCGAGCGATCCAGCCAATAGCCTAATACCGCAGCAAGTGAAATAAGCGAGAGCTTATAAACGGTGACGGGAAGCTGTTGCGGTGAAATCAGCCCGATAACAGCAAAGAGAAAAGCGGATGTCACAATCCAGCCGGTAAGACGCGGTTTTTTGATTTTTTTCAC